AAAAATTGTTAAAGAGGAGGTTGACAACAACCCGATGCTCAAGTATATTATGGGGACCGTCAGCGTGAAGTCTGGAATTAGGAATTTGACCTCAAAGAATCCTATCTCCAACTCTACTGACAACTATAATAGAGGTAGCGATTGGTCTAATAAAATGAGCGAAGATATGATAGAGTTGTTTAAGATTCAATTGAGTAGTCTTATTAAGTAATTTCACAGGTAACAAGGAGAATTGTAATTATGGCTGTTCCATTTATGTTTGTTGACGGAAACCTCACGGTTGTCCTGAATAACAAGAGTTATCAGGTTTTGCCAGATCATATTAACTATAAGATGATTTTGGAGAATCTGCCTACTGCAACTGCTGATGAGTTGCTAGAAATTGTTGATGTAGAAAAAGCTGTTGCTGCTTTTAGCGAAGGCTTGGTAGAGATTAAAAACGGTCAAGTCACCTATGAAGGTGAGGTTGTTCATGGTAGTATTAGCAAGCGTATTCTTGAGTTTATGAGCAAGGGTCTGCCTTTTCAGCCTCTTGTTAATTTTCTCAATAATCTTATGGAGAATCCTAGTATGCAAAGCCAAAAGGAACTCTATGATTTCCTTGAGCATGAACATCTGCCTATTACTGAGGACGGCCATTTCTTGGCTTATAAGGCCGTTAGAAGTGATTACATGGATAAGTATCGTGGAACTTTTGATAATCATGTCGGCAAAGTTTGCCAAATGACACGATCAAAGGTTGATGATGATCGTGGCAGAGGATGCTCAAACGGTCTCCATGCTGGTGCATTAAACTATGTTGCTGGATACGGCAGTCTTGAGGCTGGCGATAAGATCGTGATTGTTAAAATCAATCCAAAGGATGTTGTAAGTGTTCCAAGCGATTGCAATTGCGAGAAACTGAGAACTTGTCGTTATGAGGTAGTCGGTGAGTATCAAGGCGAACTACTAAAGCCTCTTTATTCTGCTTCCTTTACAGACGATGATTATAATGACGATGATGATGAAGAATATGATCGTGATTATGATTGGGGATGGAATGATGATGATGAGGAGGAAGATTGTAATTACGAAGATTATGACGATGATGATGAAGATTATAGCGGATATCATTGATTCCGCTAAGGATAGTCTGGTGACTGAGAATAACATTCTCTGAGGTTCGATTCCTCAATTCCTACTGAAAATAATTTGGTTAAACTAAAAATAGAATCGATTATGATTAGCGTGGTGCTTTTCCCGATATCTATAAGAGATACGCTTAGGAGAGATTAGTATGAGTCAGACAGTTTTTAGTGATGATCTTGGTTTCAATCCTTTTGATAAGAATAATAGTGTTGCTGGGAAACAACACGTTAATTCTTGGACTAGATTGCGTCAAAGTTTTCTAGATTCTTTTAAGCAGAACCATATCTTTGTTTACAACGGCAATCCTCGTAAAAAGATTAGTAGTATGAATCATACCTCTGATCTAGGTGAAGCACTACAGGCCAATCAAGATAATCATTCCGATGTTTATTTTTATGTTAATGGTGGGCGTAAGTTATATGCTATTAAGCAGTTTACCTGTTGTTTCTGCGATATGGATGCTGGACGAGATAGCGAAGGTAAGTATTTTAAGCCAAGCATAGTCATGACTAAGAAGAAACAATTTCTTAGAAAGATAAATGAGTTTCCAGTTAAGCCCAGTTGGGTAATTGATACTCGTAATGGATACCAGTGTTATTGGATTTTTGATGAATCCAGTAGGAAGATTGTTGGTCATAACAAGACTTTCTGGAATGGTCTTCAAAAGAAACTAGTAAATTACTTTGATGGTGATCCTAGGGCTATAAAGCCCAATCAAATTTATCGTGTCCCATATACTTGGTGGCGTAAAGAATGGGAAAAGAAAGCCCCCTATTTCACTAGTTTACTTCCGGGGTCTAATGGACAGACAGTTAATGTAGCGGAACTCAAGTCTGCTTTAACTGGTCAGCCTGCTACTCTACAGATTATTCCTGAGAAGTGTAGTGATGAGTGGTATAAGGGTTATGCTAAGGCTTATAAGCAGAGTAATATTACTGGTGTTCCAGTGTCGGCTAATGTTGCTGCGGATATTCTGAATAGCCTGCAAAATACTACGCAGAGAGGAGAATTAACAGAAGAAATCATAGGTGGTCACACTGTATATGGCTGGAGGGCTTTTCCAGTTCAAGAGAATCGTGCTTATGGTGATCCTATGCCCGTTGTTTCGGTAGATAACGACGCTTTGGTAGACGATAGGACGCCTGTACAGGACGAGGATTTAAGTCTTGATGGGTCACAGACCAAGCTTTTAAAAACCGTTGTGGAGTTCCTTAATCAAGTCTCGACGCCTCTTTACTTTAGTAATAATAGGTTTCTAAGTGGAGCCGCTAAAGACTTGGCTAATAAACTAAGTGATCAATTCTGTATTGGATAATAAATATGCACCAGCCATCACCAGAAGACAAAAAGAATAAGAAACACTATTTTCAAATAGATGTAAACAGTTTATCTTCTTTTGATGCTTTTTCGGAATGGCTAAAAGATATATTAGATACAAGCTATAATATAGAATATATTCCTGGATTTCCTTTTATTTCGTTACCTGTGACTGATTTAAACCCCATTTACGGAGGGAGCTTTATGCCGAGCATCCCTCTGTATTTGGGGAATAATCAGTACAATGAACCGATATACAAAACAAAACATTTTGTTGTAAATAGCATAAAAAATGAATACATCAAACATTTACAAAATAATGCTACTCATTTTATCAAACAGCCAACTTACTATAAGGGTCTATTCGATATAATGAACTAATAGAAATCATGAAATGAATAACGACTCATATCTTGTAAAAGACTTAGATAAGTTTGTTGAATCAGTAAGACTATTGGTATTCAATAGTTTTGGTAAACCAGAAGATGAGACAGACTTAGATGCGATGATGTATGAACTCAAGCCTTCGGAGAAGGACGAACTAGATAAGATTATATCTCAAGAAGAATCAACACTAATTGCAAAGAGTTTGCTTAAAAAATCTAAAGGAGACTACATACTTACTGATAAGATTTTTATGAAAATTGTTGAGTCTTTGAACGATAGAATGGTCAGTAATATGTTAAATAATTTGGTAAATAAAGGATTGGTTGAAACAGCTTTTGATACTGAGTCAAATGACTTTGTTTTTTGGGTAAAAGAAGATGAACAAAATAAAGAAACTCCAGAAACCGATTGACAAAGATATACATCTAAAATATAGATGTAAAAAATGTGGTTTAGATCACTGGCTCTCTTTAAGAGAAGCCTCTACAAAGAATTTTAAAGTAGTCTGTAACTGTGGCAGAGTCTTTAAAGTAAAACAGGTCACTGGTTGCGTTCTAAAATATTGCAACGATGTAACCATTCAAGAAACCGCGCAAGATAACCAAAACGCACAAACAAAGACAGAAAATAATAAGTCCTCCATAGTAAATATTCTTGATATTAAACAGGAAGACTCTAAACCAGCTTCGAATATTAGGAGAACCATTCCATCAGATATACTAGAAAAGTCTGTGAAACTATTATTGAGTTATGGTTTTACAAAAAGTGAGGCGACCAAATTAGTTACCGATACATACTTTAATGTTCCTGTTGACGACTATCCAACTTTAGTTAAATATACATTACAATCCCTTGGAGATATAAATAATGACATCAACAATACAGAGACCATCTAAATTTGACGATATTATTGGTCAAAAAGACGTTATAGACAGACTTAAAGTTTCTGTTATGGGCTGTGCTATTTCTAATGGTGTAATGCCTCATGTTTTAATTGATGGGCCACCAGGGCTGGGTAAAACAACTTTGGCAAATGCCATAGCATCAGAATTAAATGCAAATTTATATACAGCTAATGCTGCAAATATTAGAAGTGTAAAAAATGTTTTACCGTATCTTATGGGTATGGCTCCTAGATCCGTTTTTTTTATAGACGAAATTCATAGGTTGCCAAAGTTAGTCGAAGAATTTTTGTATCCTGTTATGGAAGATTTTGTACTCAATATTACTGTAGAAAATAATCCAGAAAAAATTGATATTCCAGTATTTACATTAATAGGAGCTACAACAAGCGGAGGCAGTCTGAGTCAACCGTTTTATGATAGATTTTCTATCAAAGAACATTTATCTTTTTATAGCGACGAAGAGTTAGCTAAACTAGCGGGGTTGAACGCTCAAAAACTCGGACTATTAGTATCCGAATCTGACCTATTAGAAATAGCCAAAAGAAGTAAAGGAACACCTAGAATCTTAAA